GGTGGGCGTAGAGCACCGAGGTCTCTACGGGCAGCATCGAGCAAGTTCATTCCTGTATTCGTTGCTGTCGGAGGTGCATACTTGTCTGTAGTGACAAGGTCAAAAGCTACCCATGTACTGGTCCATGTCGAATATGATACTTCTACATGGTATGGTCTAACTATGTTGAACGTTGGTCAGGGGTCCGTCCGCTTATATAGTCAACGTTTGGGTGACGTCCGCTTATACTACCTAGACGTGAACACAAATGTAGATACTCTGCCACCGGAGATACGCCAGGCTGTGTCTGCTGCATACTCGCAAGTAGATGGTTATGATTTTACGAAGAACAACAAGGCACAGATGATACGCAGGCTGTTCGCCACAAAGCCTCGGGCGGCGCCTGAACTTAAGGATGTGGAACCAGGTCTATTTGACCGTGCTGCGGTGAGTGGAGAGCATCACACACACCTGCGCCCCGAAGAAATCTGGGATATAGCCAAGCGTGACCCCGCGCGCCGTGAGTTATTTAGCGTAATGCTGGAGAATCTTAAGACGATGGGCGGGGTCACAGAGGCTTTTGCATCCTCAGCCTTGTTATATGCAGTCATAGCGGGGTTGACACAAGCTAGGATTGTTGTGTTTAGCTCGTATCTGTGGACAGATGACCTAGGGACAACGATGGATCGGCTCAAGGACGTGTCTGTCAAGATGAAGGCGTTACACTCTCGCGACATACTAGATCTAACTGAACTATTCGAACTAAACACTCTCGTGAACAGGGGGTATGGGGCTGTGAACTGGAAGACTGAGAGGGAGCACAGGCTGAACCCGGATGTGATCGACGTCAAACCGGAGACCGTATATGCAAAGGCCGTCTCTGTGTTCAACATGGGAGTCAGACACGGATTCAAGTACAAACGTATGAATTTACGAGACTTCGCCGCAGCACGCTGGGAATGGTCTCCAGCGGGTAGTGTACACTCGCAGCATGCAGTCGACGAGAAGTACATAAACAGGGACAGCTATCGGTATAGGACTAAGTTTGTGACGCTGAACAGTATGCCACTAGAGCACGTCGAGCGAATGTTCACTCGCAAACCAGCTATACGAGCCTGGGCATCTACAAAGTACGAGTGGGGTAAAGAGCGCGCCATATATGGGGTGGACTTGACGTCGGCAAC